ACCAGCTGCCCGAGGCCGTACCGGAAGCGACGCCAGCGCGGGTGGCATGATCCAGAAAATCCAATTTCGCCCGGGTATCGTCAGAGAGTTGACCCAGTACGCCAATAGCGGCGGCTGGTTCGACTGCGACAAGATCCGTTTTCGCCAGGGCTTCCCCGAGAAGATCGGCGGCTGGCAGGCGGTGTCGCGTGAGCAGTTCCAGGGGACGTGCCGCTGCCTACACCAGTGGAGTAGTGTCGAGTTTGACCGCTACATCTCCATGGGCACGAGCGAGAAGCTCTATATCCTCTGGGGCAACAGTTACTACGACATTACGCCCATTCGCAAGATCTTCAACCCGCTGCCGGCGAACCCGATCTGCACTTACACGGCGCCGGATATCTTGAAGGTCCATGTGCCCCTGCACGGCATGACCAGCCCGGGCGATTTTGTCCTGATCAGTGGCGTGACTACTGCGGTGGACACCTTCCAGCCCGCGGTGCTCAACGCCGAATTCAAGGTGGTCGGCATCCTCGATATCGACTACTTCACCATCCGGGCCGCGGGCACGATGACGGCGACGGGCCTCTGCGGCGGCGGTAGCACCGTGAGCGCCAGCTTCCAGGTGCCGGTGGGCCTGGACAACGCGCTGGTCGGCACCGGCTGGGGTATTCCGCCGTGGGGCGGTTCCAACAATCTCCTGGCCCCGGCCCAGTGGACCGGCTGGGGTATCGGCTTCGACCCGCGCCTGCTCAATCCCGTGGGCTTCGACGTGAATCAAATCAGATTGTGGGACATGGATAATTTCGGCGAGGACCTGGTCGCCAATATCCGCCACGGCCCGATCTATTACTGGCACCAGGAGCAGGGCGTCGGCAAGCCGGCACTGCCCCTGAACCAGGCCGTGACCATCAACGGCGTACCCTTCACGCCCCACCAGGTGCCCAACTTCGCGGCCCAGATCCTGGTGTCGCCCAATGACCGGCACCTGATCGCCCTGGGCTGCGACGAGGTCGGTGCCATCGAGCCGGACCCGCTGCTGGTGCGCTGGAGCCACGAGGAGGACGCCTACGAGTGGGAACCGCGGCGCGACACCTCCGCCGGCGGCCAGCGGCTCTCGCTGGGCTCCTACATCATCAGCGGCCTGCGCACCCGCCAGGAGATCCTGATCTGGACCGATCTGGGCCTATGGAGCATGCGCTACATCGGCACGCCCTACGTCTTCGGTTTCGATGTGATCGCCGAGGGCCTGAGTATCATCGGCCCTAACGCCAGCGTCAACGCCGGCAACATGCTGTTCTGGATGGACAGGGGAATTTTTTATGCCTACACCGGCCAGGTGCAAGAACTGCCCTGCACGGTGAAGGACTACATTTTTAGCGACCTGAACTACACCCAGGAGTACAAGATCGTCACTGGCCACAACCACGCCTTCAGCGAGGTCATTTGGTTCTACCCCAGCGCGGCCTCCGATGAGATCGACAAGTACGTCATCTACAACTACGTGGACCAGTCCTGGTCCATCGGCAGGATGGAGCGCACCGCTTGGCTGGATATGGGCCGCAGCACCTACCCTATTGCCGCCTCCAAGCACTTCCACGTACTGTATTACCACGAGCTGGGGACAGACGCTGACGGCTCTGTTTTACCCGCTTATATCGAGTCCAGCGACATTGACCAGGAGGGCGGGGACCACTTCCTCTTCCTCTCGCGGTTAATTCCCGACGTGCAGTTCCGCGGCACGAGCAGCACGCAGACCGTGGGCATCAGCGTCTTGACGCGCAACGCGGCCCTGGGCCTCAAGGACGTGCGCGCGCGCATTACAGTGACGCCGTCGAGCGAGCAGGCCCATATCCGGGTGCGCAGCCGGCAGATCTCGTTCCGCGTCGAAAGCAACCACCTGGGCGTCGGCTGGCGCCTGGGAACCCTGCGGGGCGACCTGCAGGTGGACGGAGAGAGGTAACCATATGACGCTTGCATTTTGGTACTGGCTTCTGATGGTGATTTGGCTGTTGTTTGGCTTCTGGAGATACTACGATCCGGCACAACCGTTCTACCGTAACTGGGGCGGCCACTTTCTCGGCTTCCTGCTGTTCCTGGTCATCGGCTTGAAGCTGTTCGGAGATCCGGGCGGGGCCTTGATTAAGTAAATCTATGGCGCGCCAGGTCCGACAAACACTGCCCGATGCACCGCCCGAGTACGACCAGGCTTATATCGCGGCCCTGGCGCGCAGCCTGAATAGCTATATGAACCAGGCCCAGGCTCTGGGCGAGGTGATTGCGGCGCGCTTCATCATGACCGATCCGTTGAAGGTCCCCGGTGAGGCAGAGACGAATGGGCTGCCGCTGGATACTGCCGACATCGCGCTGGGAACCCTGTATCTGAAATATGTGCCGGCCTTGTTCGCGGTGAACATCACGTCGTCTACTCCGCCTTCGACTACCTCTCTAACTCCGGTGATGATGGGCCTGGCGATGGCATTCCAGACGCTCTATACGCAGCACGGTATTTGCATCGTGAATGGGCAGGTCGGCAATACAGGTAACGGCACAACTAATCTGAGCGTGGTTGCTGGCCGTAACACGCCGCCGGTCAATGGGGTGCCGCAGCCGCCCGGCAGTACGGTGGTGGGGCAACCAGTGTCCTATAAAGGGCCGGCGTCTGGCGCGTATGTGCCGTTTTCGCAGACCATCATGCTTACTGGCATCACTCCGGGCATCCCGCAGTGGATCGACCTGGCGGTCAGTGTCAGTAGCGGCGGCAGCATCGTGAGAGATGTCGAGTTTGTCGCATTCGGGTTGCGCGATACCAGTGATTACTTTCTGACTAGAGTGGATAAAACAAACCCATAGGAGGGACGCCATGAAGAACCCGATCAGCAACTTCGAAAAGAATCCGGGTGCGGGTGGCTACGATCCGCAGCGTCACCGTTCCCACAGCTATCCAGCCAAGCGCATGAGCGCGGGGCTGGGCCGGCTCAAGGTGCCCAAGCTCAACTTCGACGAGGGCGGCGACGTGGCAGAGCCCATGCCGGAGGATCCCTCGATGGCGGACCCGGGCGACCTGCGCGAGCCCGACGACCAGCTCTCGCCGCGGGACCAGCAAATGAAGCAGGTGGTAACCGAGGCCATGGCCGCCCTGCGCGGCCAGCATCCCGATCCCGAAAAGGCCATCCAGCGGTTTATCGAGGCCTTCGGCGAGAAGGACTTCGAAGAGCTGAAGCAGATGGTTGAAGGCGCCGGGCCCGAGCCCGATGAAGACGAGATGGGCGGCCCCTCGGACAGCGATGAGGATGACCTGGGCGGCGGCCCTCCCGGCGGCGGCATGCAGGTGGGCGGCCTGCTGCATGGGCCGGGCGGCGGCCAGGATGACGAGATCGAGGCGGCCACGCCCACCGGGCGCAAGGTGCTGCTCTCTGATGGCGAGTACGTGATTGATGCGCCCACGGTGGCGGTCATCGGCGATGGCTCGACCAACGCCGGCGCGCGGCGCCTGGACCGGTTCCGCGAGCAAGTGCGGCGCCAGGCCTACGGCCACGAGAAGCAGGCGAAGCCTATGGCCCGCGGCGGCCGGGCGATGCTTGAGGCCTTGGATGAATGAGGAGCTGGATTATTTGCTGGCGAAGGAACTGGAGGGCCGGCTGGATACGCTGGTCAGCGGCCTGGCACGCGGTGCGCCGGCCGACTATCCAGAGTATTGCAAGCTGGTGGGAGAGTTCCGCGGTGTCCGGTATGCGCTCGATGCGTTGATTAAATTCCGGCAGGAGATTCGAGGGGTAGAGGATGAGTAGCAGTTTGGTAGTGGTAGCTGAAGTGGATGCGTTGACGGCGCTAGAACCCAGGGGCTTCCGCCTCCTGGTGCGGATCCCGCCGGCGCCGGCCAAGAGTCGGGGCGGTATCGATATCCCCGAGGTGACGCGCAAGTTAGAGGAAGTCGCTTCCTGCATGGGCGTGGTTCTGGCGATGGGCAAGGCGGCTTATAAGGATCAGGAGAAGTTTCCCGACGGGCCGTGGTGCCAGGTGGGCGACACCATCCTGATGCGCCAGTATTCTGGCACGCGATTTGACATTGATGGGCAGGAGCATCGGCTGATCAATGATGACACCGTGGAGGGGGTTGTTCACGATCCCGCCCGGGTGCAACGGAAATAAGGTGTTCTATGGCTGAAGAAATCGAAGAGCAAGAGCCGGACATTCAGGTCGAGGTAGTGCCTGAGCCGGAAGACGAAAAACCGCGCCTGAAGGG